TACACGTTATAACATTAATGAGTATGGCTTTAGAGGAGATTGGAATCTTGACCTAAGCAGAAAAGTACGTATTGCAGTGTTTGGTGACAGTTGCACATTTGGTGTAGGTGTAGATGAAGAAGATACATTCGTACAACATCTTAACAAGATGTATCCAAGTTATTCATTGCTAAACTTTGGTATGGTAGGAAGTAGCATAGAGAACATTGCTAAATGCTATAGTGTAGCAAAACGTGTTGTAGAATTTGACTTTGCACTAATGCTATTACCAGACCATGGACGTTTTTGTTGGCCAGTATATAATCACCCAATTTGGCAACACACAAACTTATTGCCTGGACCTGGATTAGATCCTAACAACAAAGAACATTTAGATTATTTTAAAAGCAACAACGAACTGTTAGAAACTAACAGAACAATTAACTACCTAAGTTGGATTAATGATATTGCCATAGACAAAACTCTAAGCATATGGAGTTGGAGTAAAGCAACTAATAACATAATTGAACAAGTTATGCCAGAACGTGTATTTGCAAACATTGATCCAAAAATTGTAGAAACTGATCATGCTCGGGACCATCAGCACCCTGGGCCAAAAACACATAAACGTATTGCTGAGTACTGGTATGAATCATTGGAGTTTTAAATGGATATTAAAAAAGAAATTGCAGACATGAAAGGCATTCCAACTATTGAAGTTTTGAATGAACAACTTCGTAAGGAAGTTTTACAAGTTACATTTTTAAAATTAGATGGCGACAAACGTATTATGGATTGCACAAAGTCTTATGATGTTATTCCAGAAGAACATAAACCAAAAACTGACAAGCAACCTAAGGAAGGTACTGTTACAGTTTGGGACGTGAATGCCAAGGGTTGGCGCAGTTTTCGTTACGACAGGGTCCAAGAAGTAGGGTCAGTGCCACCGGCCAGTGATAACTAATAATATTACGCTGGCATAGCTCAGTTGGTAGAGCAACTGATTTGTAATCAGTAGGTCCGCAGTTCGAATCTGTGTGCCAGCACCATTAAGGAGAAAGATAATGGATATGATTTGGCATATATTGCTTACTGCATGTTTAGGAAATTCTTGTGTCGAACAAGATGTGCAATGGTTTGAGACAAGAGAAGAGTGTGAAGCAAAGTTACCTGAGTACCTTGCTATTCCGCCGGACAATAATTGGACATCAGTGACTTATCAATGTAAGCCACTTAATTCATTATCAACATAACTACGAGGAAAAAACTTTATGATCAAAGGATTTAAAATTCCACAAACAACATTCAAAGTTAGAAATGGCGACTCAGTCTTAGATGATGGTTGCAGTTTTGACGAAGGAATGTGGACAACAATGACAACAGACGATTACTTCAAAGGTAGACGTGTGGTGTTGTTTAGTCTTCCAGGTGCATTTACACCAACCTGCACAAGCACACAGTTACCTTCATTTGAAGAAAACTATGCTAAAATCAAAGAATTAGGTATTGACGAAGTATACTGTTGTTCAGTTAATGATACATTTGTAATGAATGCATGGGCTGAGATACTTAAAGTAAACAACGTAAAAGTAATACCAGATGGTAGTGGTAACTTTACACGTTACATGGGTATGCTTATTGGTAAGAACCACAGAGGTTTTGGTAACAGAAGTTGGCGTTACATGGCTGTGATCAACGATGGTGTTGTTGAGCAGTGGTGGCAAGAACCTGGTATTAACAATGACGGTGAAGATGATGATCCGTATGTTGAAACTACGCCTGAAAACATGATGGCTTATTTGGAAGAGGCAAAATAATGCATCATCAAACAGATACGTTACACCCAAGCGAATACTTTAGTGTCTTTCCTACCTGTATTGGTATGTATGATATTAAAGGATACCACCCAGCAGAAGAACCAAAGACTATGTCTTTGATTCAAAATGAACAACCAACGGATGTATTAGATACACTACCGTTATTGAAGAAGTCCATTAATGACTGTATCAAAGCATATACTAATGAGTATGGTGTAGATTATCATGAAGTGAATGAATCATTTTACGAGGTAATTGAATCTGGTAAAGGAGTTGATTCAAAATCTTATGATAACAGTCTGTTTGTTGGTTACTACTTTCCGATAGCAATAAAGGATAGTATTGATTTGATTCTTGAACAACCTTACAAGAATCCAATCGCGGCTCCGGCAGATAAATCCGTGAGCATTTACACAGCACCGAGCGAGAAGTTTATAATTGACACCGGAAGATGTATTATAACTCCTGCACATTTGGTAAGAAGTATCACACCAAATAAATCGGAGAAGCCTGTGAATATGATTACATTTACAACTAAGGTCGTAGACATTGAAAAAATTACTTTCAACGACTAAGAAAGAACGAAAGACACTGTTCGGCAGTGTTCTTTGGGTAACTAATACAACTTTTGGTTACATAAGTGTTTGACTTTGTTTGCAAATTAGTGTATAATGTAATAGTTGGTAAGGATAGTATCTTTATCGCAAACTTGAGTAAACTTTAATTATATATAGGAGAAGTTATAATGACTAAAACTACAATTCAAGAAAGAGTACTTACTGCACTCCAAGACGGTAAAGCACTTACAAGTGCAGATCTTAAGAACAGATTTAAGGCTGGTAACCCACAAGCGGTAATCCAAGCACTTAAATTTGCTGGTCACCCAGTGTTCTTAAACACAAGAAAAAACAGCAGAGGTACAAAAGTATCAAGATACGTAATGGGAACTAAGGCTCCTAAAGCGGTTATCGGTGCTGGTTACAAAGCATTAGCAAAAGGTCTATTAGACAACTAATAGCAATTTTGTTATTTTCTAAGATAGGCGGCCTTTGTGTCGCCTATTTTTTTGACTAAATAATTATACAACGTTCAGCCGATTATAGGCCGGAAGTAAGCATCTATGCTGAAGGAACGCACTTAACTGTAAAAAGGAGAGTGTAATGAACAGATACGATTACCTACTTAAATCATACCGTGAGCAAAAAATGAGAGAACGCAAGGAGAAAATCCTTATGAACACTCGCTCTGAAGTAAACGTGTATGGAAATGGTACTACTGGATATACTGTTACAACTGGACCAAACACTGGTAAAGTCTTAAAACATATATCTATTAACCACGACAACAAGTAACCAAAATAGTACTTGACAATACGGGTGCAATCTTATATAATAATAACTATGCACCCGTAGCTCATCTGGATAGAGCGTATGTTTGCGGAACATAAGGTAATAGGTTCGAGTCCTGTCGGGTGCGCCAAAATGATAAATAACGAGAAGAAAAGTTAAGCCGGTGCTCACTGGCAAATTTTTTTTGACACATAACTCAGAAGGAAAAGAAATGACGCAAATAATATCCCCAAGTAAATTTACAGAAACAGTTGGCCTTTTAAGGTCATTTTTTTTGGAAAAAGGATTTCTCGAAGTCCACACGCAAAATAGATTAAGCATACTGGCGGCATGCGAAGATCCATTTAATGTAGCAACATATAATTACGCCGGTGAAACCTGGCCCTTACCACAAACAGGCCAAATGTGGCTTGAACACGAATTATTAAGTAGCCCCTCTTCGAAGGGGTTTTTTTGTGTCTCCACTTCCTATAGACAAGAGCCTAATGCAATACCAGGCAGACATGATATCATATTTCCAATGTTTGAATTTGAGATGCCAGGCAACATAGATGATCTTAAAAAGATGGAATACGAACTATGTGAATACTTAGAGTTCAAGAAGCCTACAGAAAAAACTTATGCTGAATGGCAACAAACATACAACGTACAAGGTGAACTTACAGCAGAACACGAAACTAAAATGTTTAACGATTACACATCAACAATGATTACAGACTTTCCAGAGTTTACAAGTCCTTTCTGGAATATGAGTAGATATGGTGACGGTATACACAGTAAGAAGATTGATGTTATTCTTGGCGGAATGGAAACTATTGGATCAGCAGAACGTTCTTGTGATGTAGATATGATGCGTGATACCTTCCACACAATAACAGATGGTGAATACTCACAACTACTGTTTAAACTATTTGGTAAAGAAAGAGTAGAAGCAGAACTTGAAAAGTTTTTAGAGTTTGACTTCTTTCCAAGAGTAGGCGGTGGTATTGGTATGACACGTATGATTGCGGCCTTAGATACGAAGTAACAATAATCTGGGGTGGTGAAATTGGTAGACACGCACGATTGTTTCTCGTGTGATGAATGACGGCAAATTATTTATCGTGGAGGTTCGAGTCCTTCCCCCAGAGCCAATTCATACTGTGTTAATGTTCTAAATCATAAATATTTACAGTACATTAATTGTACTGTGGACCGCGGTCATAAGACAACCGGCACGTAACTCTAACTTGGAGAAACACGATGCAATGGACTACTCCACAAATTGTAGAAGTGTCAGTAGGTTTAGAAATAAACTGTTACGCTTGTGCAGAAATTTAGGTTGACTTTAGATTATTAAGAACATATAATATAATTTTAACTTGGAGCCGACTTGTAATGAGAAGGCTCCTTTTTTTATGAAAGGACCGTCGATGAAAACATTTGGTTTCGAAATAATTTTATTTGGTTGGCTTGCCTATAATATATTTGTAGAGATACATGATTATATTGCAGAGTCAATGGAAGAAGACGAGCAAACAATAGTTGCACCTGAACCTGTAAACCCAGGAGCGACCAATGTTAAGTAAATTTATGATTATAGTATGGTTGGGATATAACTATGAACAACCTGTATTAATAGGGCATGTAGAAAACTGTGATAACGGAATGAAGATTGCAGAACAGTTACACCCTGACCACAAAGCCTATGCTTGTTTCTCAGAAGAACACTGGGAAAAGAACAAGTTGTTCATATTACAGTGGTAGTCTATTAGTACATAGGTACAAACTATTAGACTGTACTGCTTTTCTGTGCTATTATAGTTTAAATATAGTAGAAGGAGAGCAGTTCATGCCACCACGTAATCACAAGAGTTGGTTAGCAAAGCCTAACGTAGAATCAATTAGTAGCGAAGCCTACAACTGTCCAGAAATATTTAAACAAGAAATAGAACGTATCTTTTCAAAGGTATGGGTACCTGTTTGCCATATAAGTGAAATGCACGAAACAGGAAACTTTAGAACAACACAAATTGCAAACGTGAATGTTATAGTAGTAAATGACTATTATGGTGTACGAGCATTTTTAAATGACACAATACAACAAGTATCAGGAACATTAAGTTGTTCGTATGAAGGTACAGAATTACATTGCGAAGTAAAGCATGGAGGTATGGTATGGGTAACACTTGATCCTAATCCGTCCATGGACGTAGAACAGTGGACCGCAGGTGCATTTGATTGTATAGCAGATGCTATTGACACAGAAGAAATGGAAGTGTTTCATTATCACAAAGCAGTCATAGATACAAACTACAAACTATGGCATGACACAAACAGTGAGTTCTATCACGACTTCATGCATTACTTTAATCGTGTAAGTGGATTCAATGACGAATACTTTGCACGTAAGAATATACCGTTTGACAACGGGCATGTGAACGTAAGTTCATTTACTGTAAACTATGAGGAGTATGACGGTTTTGAAGATAGAGGCGAACTGTCATTTCCTAATCTACCACCCAACCAATGGTACATGGTAGACTTGTTTCCAGGATATAATTTTAATTTACGCGGGAGTGCGTATCGTTCGGACTCAGTGACTCCATTAGGTCCTAACCGTGTGCTGATCGAGTTTAGGGGATACGGACTAAAAAAAGATACAAAAGAAGAAAGACTGACACGAATCAAACATCACAACAGTATATGGGGACCATTTGGTCGAAACCTCCATGAGGATCTAATCGGAGTTGCTGGGCAGGGTACAACTATGCGTGAAGGAACTGAAAATAGACGCATACTACATGGTAGACATGAGAACGGTACTATACATGACGAAGTAGGTATGCGACATTATTATACAGAATGGGGTAAACATTTGGATATGGATCCTTATGCGTAGACGATTGTTTAAATTTTTAGATTGGTTATCTCGAGACATAGGTCCTAAACATATGGGTCGTAACTAAACAAAACTGGTTGACTTTAAAACACTTTGACTGTATATTAAATATAATAACAGTTGAAGGATACCCCTATGTGGAAAGATGAATATTGCGAGTTACCTCCAGAAGAAAACAAATATGACAAAATTGCGTTTTTGGTTGCTATGATAGGAGCCACAACCGTTGCCATTATGCAACCTGATAATCAGTTGTTAGTAGTGGTAGTAGGGTTAGGGCTATATATTGGTATGCGATGGTCAAGAGCAGTATGAACATGTGGGAAATTTGGTGTAAAGCGATAGGAGAAAAAGCATATGAAGATAGTAATCGGTCTGACAGAGTTGCAATTATACGTAGTTGCTGGGTGGTGTTGCACATTTTTACTTGCCTTGCTATTATCTTAAATGCAATAGCAAATCACGGCTGGGGTTTATTTGGTTTTTGATAAAAAAGTTCTTGACTTTTTGGAGTAATGATAGTATTATATAAACATAATTAGGCATACAGAGAGGCAAATATGAGAACACAACCACAGGACGTAATAACAAAACTTGAACAACACAATAGCAGATTGGACAAAGAGTCTATTCTGTTTGGTGCAATGGGTGAAGGACTTGATGAGTTTTTCGAAGGTGTAACAATGGCACTTGACCCACTTGTAACATTTGGTGTAAAACAAGTTCCAGAGAAATCAGAAAACGAAGTACTTTCAGCACAAGGGTGTGAATGGAAGATATTCAAAGAAC